CCACCACCCATTGCCATTTGCGATACGTTCAGACTTTGTTCTTCATAACTTTGTGCATCCGACTCTAAACCCAATTGATCTGGTGGAGGGTTACCAAAATTCATTTCACGCATACTGGTATTTGGATCTTCTACCCAGATAATTTCACCGTCACGACCATTTTCTAATGTATCGCCAATGTCTTGGTTGGCTTCACGTTCTCTTTTAGAAGCTAAGACCACACGCTGGAAACGCTTTAATAAATCGGCCCTGCGTGATACGGACTCTACTATAAGTGACTGTGTATCCTCAACATACGCCATTGGCGGTTCGCCATAAAATGATCGTTCGGTCTGGTCAAAACGCATCGCATGATACGGAAAACCACCATCCATCAAGTATCCACCAGCAGGCTCAAACTCACCTGTCATCATTTCCTGTCCGGTAAACGGATCGGTTTCCGTAATTGGCTTCATTGCTAAAAATGGATGATCTACTTCTTCAATAGGTTCATCCAACCCTTCAGCAAACGTAATGCGTTTTTTATGCAGACGGTCATGTATTTCATACAGGCAAACCATTTGACCTTGTTTAGCATGTTGCACCGCATTGTATTCATCGCTATGGTCAGAGTCTTGCATGTCGTAAATAAAAGAATCAGCCTGATCTTCATCAGACATCGCTTTTATTTGCCGTCTGTTTTTAAACCTGTCATCCTCTTTAACAAACTCTAACGGCACAATCATTTTTTCAATAATGTAACGTGCGCCTGACAGTTTATGTGGAGGAGTAAGCGGATCAACATAAATATTAAAAGGCGAGACTCGATGCACATATGGAAAATCATTTTCCTGGGCATCGTTAATGGTATATGGCGCAACAATATCTTCATCGCCTAGGGGGTTGTATCCAAATTTTAGCCAACCCACACTACAGAACAGCGCATCAAAGATAACCTGCTGCACTTCGCGTTTTGCATCCATCTGTTCTAATGTAGCATTAGCCACACGTTCCAGTATTTCAGCCGCAAAGTCTCTACCAGGTTCCTCAACTTTAAAAAAAACATGAGGATAGTTAAAAGATACACTGGCAATAATTTGACGGGCAAGTGGATACATACGGGATATCTTGACGATCTTGTCTTCATCCAGACCAGGAACGTCAAAATCAAGTTCGTATGTTTTTAAAAGTCTACGCCATGTTTTATGGCGCACTTTCATATACTTGCGACCGTCTTCTATGGCTCCCTGCCAGTATTCTATTTGTCGTTCTTTCAAACTATTTGCCCTTGCCACCTTTTTTAAGGTTGTCTGACCCTGCTGGCTTTGGCGTTACTCGAGTACCTTTTTTGCCACGATTTGGTTTAGTCGTTGTTGGAGTACCGTTAAAACCTTGCATATTCCTATCTCCTTGTTATGCCGGAGCGTATCGCCCTTTGCGAACACCCCAACCTTGTTCCATCATGTCAATAACTTCTTGTCCGGTTCCTTCGTAAGGTCTTTCTTCTTCCGGTTTATGCGGTTTATAAACGTGCATCATCGCATACCGTAATTCATCTGCTGCGTGGTCTTCTGCATGGGTATCGAGATCCTCTGGGTTTTTAGAGCTTCTTGGCAAAGAAGGCATCGTTCTAACCAAAGCATCGTTCCATCCATTAAAGCAATAAAAGCGTTCTTTTATCAACGCATCGTTAACCACTCTCCATCCAGTAATACGGTCATTGTTTGCTCTTGTCAAGTACAAACCGCGCTCGGCAAATACATCAGCAGGTGAATGGTTAACTACTTCGTTTAACCTTCTTTTAACAAACATACTTGGATCGCAATACGTTGCCTGCGGATAACGGCCACCCGTAAACGGACAACTTTCTATCATTCTTGCTATATTATCGGCATGTTGCGAAGCCGTAGCGTTCGCTTGGTAATACTCGCTAATGCGATACACATTGCCATCATAATCCACAGTGTATAAACCATAAGACGTTGGAGCAGCTTCGCCATAGTCCATGCCTCCAAATAAAGGCCAGTGTTCGGGTATCTCAAAACTGTTCACAAGTACTTGTTTTTCATGCCAGTTAGTAAAATACTGACCTACAAAACTATCCCAATCGCCTTCTAACCACGCCTTAACTGCTCATCACCTACACCTTCCAACCGTTTAATATATCCAGGATCTCGATCCAGCAATATTTTGTTGTCGGTAACTAAACTGCGGATATACATACGGTTCATACCGTCATCACCTTCAATAACTGAAGACTCTTCTCCGGCATCAATGTAATAATCTTTTACGTTGTTATGGTTTGGCCCACCAGGGTTGCCCGATGCACGTATGCGCTTTGTTGGAACCTCTGCAGCACCTGTGCGTAAACAAGCCTTCAGCTTATGATACGCTTTCATGTCGCTCCAGCTTGTAAGCTCATCCCATCCAATCCAAGTATACTGCTGACCTTGGAAATGGTCTGCATCTGCTTCGTTTTCTAAGTGTCGGAGCTTTAAAGTAGCTCCATTTTTAAATATCCACTGATGTGTACCCACTTTATATTCCGCATCAGGGTATGCAGCACGAAAAATCTGGCGAGAACGGTCAATAATCTCGTCCAACTCAGGGTAAGTGCGCCTAATCAGCACCCCTTTCCAGTGTTCACCATAGGTATCTACGTCTGCAAGAAAGTCTCCAAGCAAAAATTCCGACTTTCCACCACCACGCGCACCGCCAAAGAACAATTCATCAACAAAAGATGCTCGAATTGCTTTTTCTTGCGGTCCAGGTTGCGGCATCCAAGTCATTTGGCTTTTACCTTGATTTTTTTCGGCTTTTCAACCGGAACAGTGCGCCAATCCTTGTTTTCTCGGTGCAAACTGCCCCAATTATGCACAATTTTAGCTACTCTACTATCTGTAGGGTATATTTTGGGCTGATATGTTTGTTCTTCAAGCCTCATCACGGTTTATCTTTAATAATTTTCTTCAAAATATTTAACGGCAGCATCGCCACCATCTCTTTTGATCATTTGTAATACCTGAGTTCTGCCTAATTTTTTTATAACTTCTTTAGGATTTCCCATATTGCGAAATTCGTTAAAAACACCTCTTACAGCGTTTTGCGCTTGAAATCCTTCTTGCGTTTGATTTGGATCAGTAGTTGTGAATCTACTGCCACCTGTTGGTGTTGTAGTTGTCTCTGTGTATATCTTTCGCCTTCTATCCGGTTCATCGTTAGTAAGTGCAGTCGTTAAAGAATCTTCTTCAACTGACACTACAGGCTGTTTTGGTCTTGGTCTTGCTTTTGGTTTTGGTCTTTGCACTTCCTCTTCTTCCTCTTCCAGTTCTGCAAAAGGATCAGAGGCGTTCATTAAATCCAGTTCGCTATCCATTTCGCCAAAAGCAGCCTGAGCTTTTCTGCGTAATTTTGCTTTTTGTTCTGGTGTCATAGCCATATCAACTACTCCTTAACCGTGAAATCAGCCTCTACTGCTTGATCCATTTTGTTGTTCTGTTTTAACCATTCTTCATAACTTTCAGCCCTTGGAGGCACATTCAACCCCTTAACCTCAACGGTATGCTCAACCTGTATGCGGTGATCACCCACTTCTTCACGTATCTCCTTTAAAACCTTTAACTTAAGTGCTACTCGCCTGTCTTCAATCTTGTTATATAACTCTTCTAAAGCCAACACCCTGTTTTTACGCCAAGCTAAAGGCACATCATCAAAATTAGACCGATCCCGTTCAATTTCTTTTTTTAACGCTTTGTCAAACTCCGCATCTTTACGCCAGCGAAACACCGTAGACTTATTAACGTCCAGTGTTTTAGCCACCTTGTCGTTTGCCTTGGAAGGATTCCACCTGTCCAACACAATCAACTGCACTGCTTGTTGCTGTAAATCACTTAATGCCATCAATAACTCCACAATGCAGGGCGAGGAACATGAAAATTATCGTTTGCACCTACCGTATCCAAATGCAAAAACCGCCTCGATCCACTTTGCTGAACCCCAATACCCGTAAATCCTAACTTTACAGCAGTAAATAACACCTGATAGGCAAAACCACGCTCACAAGCCACATCTACCGCTTTTCCGGTAGTATGCGACCCGGCAGGCTTGCCATCCGCTATCTTAGCCGCCTCAATCGTATGATCTATAGACCGATAACCCGAAGTAATCGTCAACGGCTTACCTACCGCATCACGTAACTTCTGCAGCTTATCCATAAACTCATCGTCCACTCGACACATACCCGTCTGTGAACAACTTAACTCAGAATGCGAAAAGTTAGGCCAGCGGTCTTCCGGCCATTCACTTTCTTTGTATTCTCTTATCATAACCGTAAATGTAGCAAAAACAAAAATCTACGCAACATAAAAAAAATAACACAGCAAAAACGTGGGATTCCCAAAAATAAAACCGGTTGACAAATAAAAAACACCCCCCTATCTTCCACAACACTTCGGATCAGTAGAGGACGAGTGTAGCATCGCTACCCCACTGGCTCTACAGACCGTGATACAGTCGCTACCAGGGGGTGGGTCAACAGCGACAAACCTTGGGTGAAAGCAGGGAGAGG